GCAGCCTATACGGAGGGGCAAACTGGCTGGAAAGCAACCTTTGAAGTCCACGTATGGGAAAATGACGTGGAGATAACAACGAAGCTACCATCTACGCGCTTTGTATGGGAGCGAACGAGCGAATACGAAGCAGGCGATGCTGCGTGGAAAGACAGGCACAGCAACGATGGCTATAAAATAAACGTAACGTATGACGACTTGATGGGCGACACTTCTTTTGTGTGTAAATTCCTAAACCCGTCAGGCAGAAAAATATTAACAAGTATAACATTTTAAAGATAAAGAACAATGGCAGACGTATTAGCACAAAAAACATTTACAGTAAAAAAGTTGGTGAATGGAAAAACCCTTACCTTCGTCCTCAAGACGGACAAGGCACTCACGCAAATATTTTCACGTGATAGCAAAACATATGCGCCTGACTATGCGGCATCGGCACTTACCTTGACACCAATGCTGTTGGTAAGCGGGAAGAACGGAGACCAGACAGCGCACCTTAGCAATTTGAATTGGCGTGTGCTCAAGCAAGATGGCTCGGCAGCTACACAGGCATTGACGGCAGGCACCGGGCTTGCTAAGAAATTAGCAGCCAACCTAACCGACTGCACAGGCTTGAAGATAACTTGCGAGGCTACCTACACCGACCCTGTCTCAAGGGCAGCAGCGCAAGTGGTAGCGTCGGTAGAAATAACGAAGATGGAGAATGCCGGCGCAAATATCCTTGCGAGTCTTTATATGCCCGATGGCGATACCTTCGATAATGCAGGCAAGGCTTTGAAGATACATTGCGACCTTATGCGTGGCGGCGATATTGACACCTCCAATGTTACTTACACTTGGTTTCAACTGCGAAGCGGTGTGTGGACGAAGCTCGAAACAAGTAATGCCAACGGTATCAGCGGTTTTACAACCAACGAAATAACAGTGCCAGCTTCAGCTGTCGTAAATGTCGGGATATTCAAATGTGTCATAAAAGACACCGATACCGCAAGCGCAACGGCAAACAAGGAGGTGTTTGCCATCGGTACTCTTTACGACGGTTCAGACCCTTACGAGATTGATGTTTTTCAACCCAACGGCGATAACGTTGCCGAAGGGGGCACATTGCTCCACTGGTTTAAAATACGTCAGGGTGCTACCTATATCACCGACGCCGTAATATTGGGAGCGCACAACATGCGTGTTTGGCGTTTTGCTGCCAATAACGCCATCGACACGACATGGGGTACAAGTGGCTACAAAGCATGCACAAAAGACACGCCGAATGCCCGCTACTCCCTTGATATAGCCTACTCTGACTTATTAAGCGCAAGCCAAGCGTTCTGCGTGGAGCTGTATTAATAAAAAGGTAAGGTGTGTAATTTACACCCTTACCTCTATGTAAATAAATAGTAGTAATAAAATGACAAAGATAATAGCACAACGTACATTTACCGTGAGCCGAGCTTCAAAAGACGGGAAGCCCGGCGACAAGGGGGAAGATGCTCTCACCCTTGTAGTTACGCCAAATACCTTTGTTTTTCAAACGAACGACAAGGGTACCATCGAAAATTTGGCGCAGAACAAAGGTAAGGTGCGAATGTACCTTGGCAAGATGGAAGTTGTGCCCGATAATATTGATGTTGCCCCTTACAACTGCTATGCCCGGATAGTTGGTGATAACACGCTATATTTTGACGGTATAAGCCCCAATCAGTGGGGCGGAAAAGTGGATATTACCGCTAAATACAAGGGGCAGATACGCACGGCTACCGTTGAATTCGTAGTAAGTGCACAGAAATGGAATGAAGTAAAAATAATTTCCATTGACAAAGAAATGGTGGGCTTGAAAGCAGCTCAAACTACCATCAACGGGCGCACGCAAGCAATTGAGCAGCGGGTAGGGCACATCGAAACACGTGCCGACAGTATAGAGCTTGAGGTAAAAAAACAGGTGTTCGGAGGGGCTAACCTACTCAAGGGTGCAAGCCTGCGAAAGCTGGGCTTGCTTTTGCTACAACGTGAGCAATATGTTAAGATAGTGAACTATCCAAGCGTCGCCCACCTCGAGCACCCTTATATTTCCATTTCTCGCCACGGGGCGACACAGAATGAATGGAATGGGGCTAAATTTCCCGTCATTAAAGCGATTGGCGGAAAAACTTACACCCTATCGATGTATACGCGCATTTACGGTAGTGATCAACCCTATATTGAGGTGAAGCGTAGCCGCTCAAAGGATATGAGTGCGCCAAAGAATAGCTACCCCGACATACCCTCCACTTATGGCGTGTGGAAACAATACACCTACACCTTCGAACTGGAAGATGGTTACAATTATTTGCAAATATTCATAGGCTGCGTCCGTAATGGCGAAGCCTACTTATCGGAAATTCAATTGGAGGAAGGCAGTAAGGCTACCATGTGGAAAGATCCGGATATTGTAGAAAGCATGGAAGCTGCCGGCATCTACCTTAACGGTAACGACATGTCGATAAACGCACGCTCCAAGCATTTCAATTACATAGACCAACAAGGAAATGTTGTTGCCTCGGTAGATGACACAGGAGCTATCAACGGTTTAAAATTCAAAACACGCAACCTTGGCGCAGGGTATATCGACC